CGGCCTTTTGGAGGATAGCCAGCTCTTCATCCCGTTCTGCCAGCTGGCGTTTGAGACGTGCAATCTCGGTAGACATCTCCAGTTCACGTTCAGAAGACGTCTGCTGATTTTGCTGTTTACTGCGCCAGTTGTAGAGTTGTGATTCATACAGGCTGAGTTCACGGGCTGCGGCAGTAACACCGATGCGTTCAGCAAGCTTCAGGGCTTCACTGCGAAATTCAGGCGAATGCTGTTTACGGGGTTTTTTACTGGTTGATACTGTTTTTGTCATGTGAGTCACCTCTGACTGAGAGTTTACTCACTTAGCCGCGTGTCCACTATTGCTGGGTAAGATCAGATTACCCATTACTTCAGAAGTTAAAAATTCAGAGAACCAAACACCCTCCTTTTCAAATGGTTCGGTGAAGACAATAAAATACCGCCCAATAGGGAAAGGAGGTGCGCTACTAAAAGCATTTTTTGGCGATAACTGGGCAAATGATATAAACATTAAAGATTCATTAGATGAGGCCAATTTACAAGTAAGCCTCGAGATTACATACTTCAGAAAAACAAATGATAGCGGTCAAGCTGTTATAGACAGTATTGCTACCTCACTACGACATCTAGATGAGGATGATATTAGCATCAAACTTCAAGGCGGTGGGGAAATAACGGGAAAAGAGATAAAATTATCCGGAAAAATTAGCGTTGAACATAACAATGGCATTATTGATGAAAATGATTTATTCTTAAAAATGCATAAGTGGCTGTTCTCAAAACTTGATGCCGGAGAATTGGTTGCAAAATAACCTACCAAAAGGAGGGCGATAATGAAATCGAACATCATCCACCTTATTGGTATGTTGGTCTTCTATGTTGCTGGTTACTTTTTGTTCAAGTCAGCATTGGGCTATATTACACCGGGTGTTGTCCTAACAGCTCCGTGGGCTGTGGTTGGACTCATGCAATTGCCATTATCATATTGTATACAAGCCATTTTTAAGGCAAATGAGGCCAATGACCACTCGTCTTTAACCCCTAGTGAGGTTAGGCGATTAGTGCCAATAGTCAAATCCAAGAGACTGAAATTGGTTTTATTATTAGCTTTCTATGTATTTTCAACTTTGTTTGTAATCTTGGGGTTAATAGCAAGCACAAATGATCAAGCCCTACTCTTCAGGGTCTTAAAAATTTCAGGTGGATTACTCTTTATTTCTCTCTATACCAGTGTATTCGTTCATAAAATAATGGTTGAGCTTCAAGAGTTTAAAGCGTTATTAAACCGAAGAGAATCAGAGAAGAAGGAAAGAGAGTCACTCCTTGATAGATTAAAATGACCCCCCTCCCCGGCCGTCGTGCCGGGTTTTCTTTTGCCTCCCCTCATCACACACCGTTCAAAAAACCACCATGCCCCTGCTTCAGTTATCGCTATGCGATGCAAGTCACAAAATTAATTCTTTTTGCTATCAAACATTTAATATCAAAACACATCAGCCAATAGCAATAAGTATTGATATCACCAATAGCAATAGCTATTATCATCATATCGCAACAACACAACGATACGGCAACCACCTGATTCACCGTTGCGATGACCGCTTAGATCCGTAGCTTGAATTTCAGCAGGCTCCGGGAAGTGCGAGGGGTGAAGCGGACGCGTGAACGTCGGTGTGACCAGCTGAAATTAACTCAACATTTCATACCTCAGTCGCTTCAACGAGGCGGCTTAGTTATGACAACCGGCGGCCATCCACCGCCTGAATACGCGCAGAAGTCTTTATATGTTCAGCAGCCCAGCTTACGGGCAGGAGTTTTTATGGTTCATCAACATTACGGAACGCAGACCGTTAATCGCGGTGCGGTCATGCCAGGAATGCTGGTCAAACACAAAGATGGTACCTGGACAGCATCAGCTAATTTACGCGGACGGCTATATCTGCATCGCGGCATCGAGCGCACTTATACCCGTGATTTGCTCGTGGAAGTTTTTCTCGACGGACGAGGCAACGGCCTGAATCACTAATCCCCTTTCCTGTTTTCCTAATCAGCCTGGCATTTCGCGGGCGATATTTTCACAGCCATTTTCAGGAGTTCAGCCATGAACGCTTATTACATTCAGGATCGTCTTGAGGCTCAGAGCTGGGCGCGTCACTACCAGCAGATTGCCCGTGAAGAGAAAGAGGCAGAACTGGCAGACGACATGGAAAAAGGTCTTCCACAGCACCTGTTTGAATCACTCTGCATCGATCATTTGCAACGCCACGGGGCCAGCAAAAAAGCCATTACCCGTGCATTTGATGACGATGTTGAGTTTCAGGAGCGCATGGCAGAACACATCCGGTACATGGTTGAAACCATTGCTCACCATCAGGTTGATATTGATTCAGAGGTATAAAACGGATGAGTACAGCACTCGCAACGCTGGCTGGGAAGCTGGCTGAACGTGTCGGCATGGATTCTGTCGACCCACAGGAACTGATCACCACTCTTCGCCAGACGGCATTTAAAGGTGATGCCAGCGATGCGCAGTTCATCGCATTGTTGATCGTCGCCAACCAGTACGGCCTTAATCCGTGGACGAAAGAAATTTACGCCTTCCCTGATAAGCAGAACGGCATCGTTCCGGTGGTGGGCGTTGATGGCTGGTCCCGCATCATCAATGAAAACCAGCAGTTTGATGGCATGGACTTTGAGCAGGACAATGAATCCTGTACATGCCGGATTTACCGCAAGGACCGTAATCATCCGATCTGCGTTACCGAGTGGATGGATGAATGCCGCCGCGAACCATTCAAAACCCGCGAAGGCAGAGAAATCACCGGACCGTGGCAGTCGCATCCCAAACGGATGTTACGGCATAAAGCCATGATTCAGTGTGCCCGTCTGGCCTTCGGATTTGCTGGTATCTATGACAAGGATGAAGCCGAGCGCATTGTCGAAAATACTGCTAACACTGCAGAACGTCAGCCGGAACGCGACATCACTCCGGTTAACGATGAAACCATGCAGGAGATTAACACTCTGCTGATCGCCCTGGATAAAACATGGGATGACGACTTATTGCCGCTCTGTTCCCAGATATTTCGCCGCGACATTCGCGCATCGTCAGAACTGACACAGGCCGAAGCAGTGAAAGCTCTTGGATTCCTGAAACAGAAAGCCACTGAGCAGAAGGAGGCAGCATGACACCGGACATTATCCTGCAGCGTACCGGGATCGACGTGAGAGCTGTCGAACAGGGGGATGATGCATGGCACAAATTACGGCTCGGCGTCATCACCGCTTCAGAAGTTCACAACGTGATAGCAAAGCCCCGCTCAGGAAAGAAGTGGCCTGACATGAAAATGTCCTACTTCCACACCCTGCTGGCTGAGGTTTGCACCGGTGTGGCTCCGGAAGTTAATGCTAAGGCGCTGGCCTGGGGAAAACAGTACGAGAACGACGCCAGAACCCTGTTTGAATTCACTTCCGGCGTGAATGTTACTGAATCCCCGATCATCTATCGCGACGAAAGTATGCGCACCGCCTGCTCTCCCGATGGTTTATGCAGTGACGGCAACGGCCTTGAACTGAAATGCCCGTTTACCTCCCGGGATTTCATGAAATTCCGGCTCGGTGGTTTCGAGGCAATAAAATCGGCTTACATGGCCCAGGTGCAGTACAGCATGTGGGTGACGCGAAAAGATGCCTGGTACTTTGCCAACTATGACCCGCGCATGAAGCGTGAAGGCCTGCATTATGTCGTGATTGAGCGGAATGAAAAGTACATGGCGAGTTTTGACGAGATGGTGCCGGAGTTCATCGAAAAAATGGACGAGGCACTGGCTGAAATTGGTTTTGTATTTGGGGAGCAATGGCGATGACGCATCCTCACGATAATATCCGGGTAGGCGCGATCATTTTCGTCTACTCCGTTACAAAGCGAGGCTGGGTATTTCCCGGCCTTTCTGTTATCAGAAATCCACTGAAAGCACAGCGGCTGGCTGAGAAGATAAATAATAAACGGGAGGCGGTATGCACAAAGCATCTCCTGTTGAGTTAAGAACGAGTATTGAGATGGCACATAGCCTTGCTCAAATTAGAGTCAGGTTTGTGCCAATACCAGTAGAAACAGACGAAGAATTTCATACGTTAGCCACATCCCTTTCACAAAAGCTGGAAATGATGGTGGCGAAAGCAGAAGCAGATGAGAGAGACCAGGTATGACAACCACTGAATGCATTTTTCTGGCAGCGGGCTTCATATTCTGTGTGCTTATGCTTGCCGGCATGGGGCTTGTTCAGTGACTCCTCAGCAAGAAAACGCCCTTCGCAGCATTGCCCGTCAGGCTAATTCTGAAATCAAAAAAGCCAGACAGCAGTTTCCGGATAAAAACGTCGATGACATTTGCCGTAGCGTACTAAAGAAGCACCGCGAAACGGTAACGCTGATGGGATTCACACCGACTCATTTAAGCCTGGCGATCGGCATGTTGAACGGCGTCTTTAAGGAACGATGAACATGAAAAGCAAAATCATCAGGGAGCTACAGGCTCCTTTTTTATTATTCGCATTTACCCTCAAGCGTATTAACCAACAATTCAGGGATTAATGAAAGATGGCAGACATCATTGATTCAGCATCAGAAATCGAAGAATTACAGCGCAATACAGCAATAAAAATGCGTCGTCTGAACTACCAGACTGTATCCGCAACTCATTGTTGTGAGTGTGGCGATCCGATAGATGAGCGAAGACGCCTGGCTGTTCAGGGTTGTCGGACTTGTGCAAGTTGCCAGGAGGAGATCGAACTTAAGAACAAACAATGGGGAGAGCCTGTTCAGGATTCTGTGTAAATACCTTTTCTCAGAAGTGGCCGTCCAGGCGGTCACCGAACTCGATAATAAAGCGGCTCATTGCCATACGCCAGTCCCGCAGTGGCATCGTCCATTTCTGTGAAGCCGCCTGGATTGCCAGCCACACCACTTTTTTCACCGAGTCGTCTGTCGGGAACACTTTACGCTTTTTGATCGCATGGCGGATCACGCTGTTTAGCGACTCGATGGCATTCGTCGTATAGATCACTTTGCGGATGTCCGTTGGATAAGCGAAGAACGTGGCAAGATTCGGCCAGTTAGCCTG